GATGCCTTCATCTTCCATAGGTGTCCTTTCCAGTTTGTGCCAAAGACCCAACAAGGGGTCGCGCGCCGGGAAAGGACGCGAAGATAGTTCGGATTATGGGCCAAGTTGTCAACCGTTGTCCAATTGTCATAGACGGTCGATCTCTAGGTAAGACAGGTAAAAATGAACCGTCGCAATGCTCGATTCGATTTGGAGCGAGTCCCCTGCCTCCAGGGTACAAGGTATGCCGTTAAACACGTCAAACGTGCCGTTTACTGAGAGCGATCGAGACTTCTGTAGGTAATAGGTCGTGCCAGTCCCAATGTGAGTCACCGTGATTGCGGCCACCCCCGTCCCGGCGTTGGTGACGCGCAGCGAACGAACGATCGCAGCGTTAGCTGTGGGGACGGTGTACAGCGTTGTCGGCGTTGCGGCAGTTGGGATGCTGGCTTTTCTGAAGTATTTGTTGGCCATGGCTTATCTCTACTGTGTCAGGTCGTAAAAGGACAACGAACCGACCGCATCGCCCGTCGTGGCACCGGACACCGTACGAATCGCTACCGTATAGATGTCGCTAACACCCGCAATGGTCGCGCCTAGTTGTAAATCAAAGTTATACGCCGCCGGAAATGCCGTGTTTGACACGCCAGATGAGCCCGAAGCGGTCACGTAGTCGGTTTGCACTATCGAACCACCCGTCGTTGCCGTGGCTGCGACATCGAATTCAACATTGGCGTCAGTAGAGACGGCCGACCAAGACGCTGCGGTCAACGTCGGGTTTTTGATGAGTGCCACCTCGTAGTTCTGGCTCGTCGTAGGCAGTACCTGAACCCTATTGGGCAGTACGACAGCCCCGAGTGCAGCAGAGGCCAGTCTAATCGATACTAGCGGCAAGAACGTGCTGCCGATCGTGCCCAGCACTGTGGTGCGACGCGCCACGTGATCGATCGATGTCTGCTCAAAGCCGCCTTCGGATACGACAGAGCAGCATATCGACTTCATGCTCGCCGCCACCGCAGAGGTAGCTGACGAGATCTCATAGCGGACAGGTAGCGTGGCGGTGGTCATGTATACCGAACTGCCGTAGACGTTCGCTGTGTCAAATGTATGGCAAACGATGTACTGGCCGTTGATGATGAATCCGCAGCGCACGGAGCCTACGCCCAGCCACTCAAAGTCCATCCACAGAATCTGCGGTTTGGTCAGGTCTAGGGTTAGGCCACTTGCGCCAGTGCCGTTGAGCTTGTCTCCATTCCAGTTGGCCTGATTCGCAAACCGAGCGTCGGAAGGCGAGCCCGAGGTGGAAGAGCGCATAACAAAGGAAAGCGTAGAGCCGTTCTTTTTGAAGAACACTCCGTTACTTGCGTTGTAGTACCCCACCTGCTGCGTGAGATTGGCGCTCGTGCTGCTATCCATAACGAACGTCGCAAGGACCAAAAGACCCTTACCAGGCTGATACGGGAACGAGCGGTACGACTGACGGATCACGGAGCCTACGCCAGCCCCCGTAACCTCCATCTTTACAGCAGCTTCGTTTGACAAAAACGACGTAGTGCCAGTACCTGTGAGAGAAACATCAAACTGGTTGTCGGCCGCATAGCGGTTTTGGCTGTCAAACAACGTGTATGGCTGACTGACACGCAAACGACCGAAAGCATCTGTGTTTGTCCCACCGATGGAAATCGGCACCGGAGTTCCGTTCATGTCTATAAATCCTCCACCATCCCCATACCACGCATAGGCCGAATCTTTGTCCTCAGTCACTGCTGGGGAATAGGTGTTGTTGAGCTGAAAAATGACCTGCTCGAGCGATCGCACGAGCTGGTTGAACTGCTCTGCGCTATAGCCAGTAGTTGCTGCGTTAGGAAGACGGACGTTACTGATCTTGCTCATCGCAAGCCGTCCGGCTGGATATCTACACGCATCGTGCCGAAGCGCCAATTCGTGTCGATATCCGTACTTTCAATCCGCAGACTGATCTGGCGGCCTCTCGCCCGAGTGTCGACTTTATCCGTCGTAGGAGTGATCACGTAAGGATCCAATGAGCTCGGAACCGCAGAGGACTGCGGGTAGGGTCGGAGGAGCAAATGAACAATCAGATTGCCCTCCTGATTCTTGAAGTCCGGGATAAATCGACGCATGTACAGCATTTGATCGCCGTCGCCGATGTCAAAGTAGCCCGACTTAACGTAAGACGTGATCGGCGCACCATCGCCGTTCTTCCCGTCTTCTTGGTTGTAGATTCGCGAACGTCCAGCCGTCAAACCATAGATCGGCGTAATGGTCGCCTCCATGCCGGCCGGATCGTAGGTAGTCGCAAGCGGCTTATCGAACGTACCGACGTCCAGCCACGCGGTTCGAGGCATAGTGCCCACGGACCAGACGTTTTCTAAGTAATTAAGCGTGACGAAGCGGTTGATTTCATCGCTGTCTGTCGTGCAATACCACCAAGTAACCTCGTTGAACTGCGTGTTGATGCCCACATGCGTCTTTTCGAGCTGCACGAGGTTGATGTTGTCAAACACGTAGTCCTGCACGGAGCAGGCGAGCTTTTTGACCGTACCGTCGAACACGTAGAAGGCGTCTTTGCCCATCCAGTAGGCCACACCGTTCACATCCGCCGACGCATGAGGTCCGATCAGGCCGCAGTTGGCTCCAAGCTGCTGGAAACCAAACGTATACGGGGGACCGACGTACTGCATGCTATGCAGCGCCGTATCCGTCCAGATCAAAATCTGTCCGCGCGAGCGCAAGGCCGATACGATCTTGTTTCCGTCCGTGAGCCGTTGTCCACCGGCCGTGTTCGTGGCAGAAGCCTCAAATGTGTTGATGTCCTCTTGGTTTGAAAAGCGCACATACATCGGATCCTGTGTCGCAGGTGATCCAATCGTCGATTCCGTACCAAAACAGATCAAATGCCGATCTGGCGTGGACACCAAAGCGTACTGGCTCTTGGTCGGCGCTCCAGAAATAGCAGCAGCGCGGGTCGCGAGCGCCGGATCAGGATCCCACTCGTAGATCGCACCGTCGATCATCTGAAGAATGAGCTTTTCGCCAAACGTATCGAACTGCCAGACACGGGAGAAGAGCGCGACACCCGATCCACTGGTTCGTGGAGTACCCCAAGTCTCCGCGCCCCACGGGCCGACGCCCCAGCCAAAGTCAAAATAGCTCGTCGTCGAGCCTACGTTGATCTGGTACTCCGCATCCGCCGTTCCGGCAGCCGTCGCTGTTGAGGTGGCCGCCGTTGGCGACTGGATGGTGTACTCGTTGGCGTTTAGGACCGAGATGACCTCAAACTCGTTGTCCAAATCCGCGTTGGGAATGCCGCCTGGGTCGCCAGTGACGTTCGTAAACGTCACGAAATCCCCGTCAATGCACCCATGGGCGGTGTCGTTCACGGTTACGAGCGTTGAATCGTCGACAGTATCAAACGTGACGCCGGTCTGGGTGGCTCGGATGGGGGTAATATCCGCCCAAGTACCACCGTGATAGGCATAGACCTTCTTGCTCGTCCCCACGACGAGGTATGGCGACCCGTTTAGGGAGTTCCAAGCGAAGATTTCGCTTGGGAGGCCTACGAAATAAGTGGCCGTGTCGCCAAACTGCGTCCAGCCGCCCATCTTTTCGGGCAAGCCGTACCTAAAACGGATGTAATCGGAGTCGATCCAGCCGCCTTCTGCGCCGTACTCGGTGTTCTGCTTGTCTACACCCGGCTTGAGAAACAGTCTGAAGTATGCCATGGCCGCATATTACTTGATTGGACCGCCCACGAGCCACGCATCGCAGGTCCGGTCGCCAGCACACTTGAAGTGAAAGAGTTCGCAGTAGCCGAGATTGGCCGCTTGAACGACATCCGGGGCGTAGTTCTCGTGCTCCTCGCTCGGATCTTCAATCCCGTTCTCGATACAGGCAATCATTTTCGGGGTCTGGATAAACGCGGCGCAGTTGCCGCAGCGTGCCTTCTTGGCCTCCCGCACCGTGGTCGACCAGAGCTCGGCCTTCTTGTCCCAGAACGCACGCGACTCGGCCTCCGGGTTCAGAGGACCGTAGCCGTACTCCTTGATGGCGTTGTTGCGATTCTTGAGGTTGATGTGGATGTCCATCGTCGCCTCCGGGCAGCCTTTCTGGCCGCGCTCGTACGACTTACGGATCTCCTGCCCGATCGCATCCTTCTTCACACTAGCCATGACTCACCTGTACTGCGCCGTTTTGCGAGCAATCGCCTTCGGCTGCTTTACGAATTGCTTCCCTTTAGCTTTGCCACGGCGCTTTGCAGCCGTTGTACGAGCGTATTCTTGAGGGCTGAGACTCTTGATCGCAGCTTCTGGAAGGTATCGCTCACCAGTTTTGCTAGACGGTTTACCACTTTTCGTCCTCCACTTCTGAGCGGTCCAGTTCTTCAG